CACTCATAGGAAAACCTGCTCCTTCACACGTAGGTAATACTCGACCAGGTCATCGTTGGTCGATCCGTTGGTGTCGATGGTGAACCGGGTGTCAGCCGGGAACAGCTTCTTCGCGTGTTCCATCTCCCGGCTGAACTGGTCAACCGTAGGAGTCCCGTAGAAGACCACGGTATACAGCCGCTCCATAGGCCGGTCCTTACTCATTGAACCAGCCCCAGAGCGCGAACAGCCCGTCGAGGACCACGTCCGTGACCATCATGCCCAGGATGAACGAAAGCTCCCCCAGCGACTCAGGGAGAGGCTCTGTCAGTTCCAGCAACACCTGGCGCTGGAGGTCGTCAACGTCGATCACCGGGTTCTCCCTTCTCGCCTGTGAAGCCTGTCGGCCCCTGCGGTCCCATGTTGCCTCGCGGACCAGCGGGTCCGCGTGTGCCTGCTACTACCAGGGTCAGCAGCAGAAGCTCTGCCACGATCACCCACACAGCCACGGTCACTTCAACCACCGCTCTGCCAGCCGGTTGACGTTCTGCTCGCTGACGTTCTGGGCCAGCGGGTAGCGCAGGACATCCCGGGTGGTGGAGATGTTCTGCACGTCCTCCTTGCCGTTCTCGTCGGTGATCAGAACCTTGACGGTGGTGGTGGACTTCTGCGTTGCGATCAAACCTGACACGACGGTCTGGCGGATCGGGTTCAACTTGACCCGGGGTCGGGGTTGAGTCATATCTATCTCCTAGAACGAGTCAGCGAAGTCACGGATTTGCATGGCATCTCCGATAAACTCCAGTTCGGCGTAGTCCGACCCTGATGGGTCGGCCTTCCCTGCGCGGTTCTTCACGGTGGACACCCGCAGGGCGTCAGACCCGAAGGTCTCTGTGATCCGGTGCATCGTCAGAATCAACTCTGGGATACGCCCGATCTGTCCCTTGATCCCCGACAGCGGGATCGGCTTGTCCGCATCGTTGTACGGGCCGGTGACGTGGTGCAGACCGATCACCATAGCTCCGGTGCGGCGAGCCATATCGTGGAGGTACTCCATCAGCGACTCCAGGCCACTGAACGGGTCCTCATCGTTCGCTCCGCCCGAACGGACGTTGGTGATGTTGTCGATCACCACCAGAGCCGGGTAGTCCTCGTACAACTCCCCGTAGGCCTCCATCGATGTCTCTATCTGATCAAGACTAGGGGATGCGGAGTAGTTGAACCGGATCGGTATGTCCAGGTCGGCCTCAACCGACGCCAGATCATTCGACCGAACGAGCGCGGAAGCCTTCGACAACGGCCAGCCTGTTTGGATACTGATCATTCGAGTTAGCTGGGTGAAGGCATCTGAGTCCGCACTGAAATACAAGGTCGGAACCTTCGCTTTCAACGCATACGTCAGCACAAACGCTGATTTTCCAGTCCCCGGTCCCGCGCATACTAAGCATAGTTGCCCTCTCTGGAACTTCGTTCCTTTGTTCTCCAGGGTATGGAAGACGGTCGGCATAGGATCGCCTGCCGATCCTTTGATATACAGCGACTGGAGCGGCGTATACATCAGCGGCCCCAGAGCAGCCAGGCCGACAGCAGCCAGAACGGCAGCGAGAACAGGATTCCGAACACAGCGCCTCTCATGGCTCCCTAACTACGATGTCTCGACCGGGGTACATCCTCCGGTGGTTGTCCGCGAACAGGTCGGCAGCCGCCCGGGTAGGGAAGGGGTAGCTGTTGTTCTCATACATCTTCTGATGCCATCCTGGGGTATTCGGTATACGGCCCATCACCACAAAATAGTATGGAGTCTCCGTGTTGAGAACTATCTCGCGCCGGTATTCTTTCACTTATCCCTCTCATGTATAGACCGCCGGTGACGATGACTCCAAAGAGGGCGTAGTACATCACTCACCTTCATCAGTCAGGTCTTCGACCTGCTCCACGATTCCGCCGATCGGAATCTCTTTGGCCTCCGAAGAGGACTGCCAGCCCAGCGTGGCCCCGACAGCGTAGCCGAAGCCTTTCAGACGCGCCTTCTCGAATGAATCGGTCATATCTATCCTCCTGCGTACTCGCACGACGTAGCCACGTCGCAGAACATACACTTGTTAGGTTCAGGAAGAGCCGGGAAGTCCCCGGCCTTCAGCTTGGCCTCCAGATCGTGGAACCTCTCTGTCACACGCTCCTTCGTCCAGTCATCGATCTGGAACGGGTGGGTGGGCTTGCCTGTCCGGCCCATCCAGTAGTCTCCCAGGCGAGGCGGATCGATCCCGAACTGGGCCGCGAGAGCGACGCCGTATACACCAAGCTGGAAGTCATCACCGGGCTTGTTGCCCGTCTTGTTGTCACGAACGATAACCTCCGGTTCGCCCCAGTTCTGCTCCACGGATATAACGGCATCGATATAACCCCTGACCAGGACGCCGTCCAGGTCGATGTCGAAGCCTATCTCTATGCCTGGCTCGCCGTTCGGGGCGATCCAGATGACCTCTTCGGGGTGTGAGTTGTACCAGTCCAGATACTTCTCGACCTGCTCCATCCCGATCAGGTAGCGGCGCTCGACATCCACCATCCCTTTGTAGGGTCCGGACGCGAACCACTCGTCCACCGGGGCACGCTCAGCCATCTCGCTGATGTAACCGGCGTAGGAGGCTTGGAACACGTCCTGAGCGCCCTCCAGAGGCATCGTACGACCCGACCGCTCCCAGGCCTCTGCAGCTTCGTGTACGGCGCTCCCCTGAGCCAGCCAGGCGGCAGGACGGGACCATGCCTTCTGGACCCGGGCCAGGTAGTAAGAGTAGGGGCACCGGGTGTAGCTGTTGATCTGACTAACAGACCTGTGGACTGGTAGCTCTTCGGTCATGCGTGCCTCCTTCGCGGCGTCCTATATGTATATACCCGTTAGAAGCTAGGCCTGTGACCAGGATCACACCTCTTCGGCCTCGTCCAGCAGGAACCGGCCCAGGCGGTCGGCGTCGAACAAGGACAAGAAGGTGGTGCTGAGCGTCCGGCCTCCGCTGTCGCGGATGACGAACATGAACTCTCCATCCTTGTCCTGGCCCTTGAGAACAACCTCCAGGGTTGTCGGGTGGTCCACACCTTCCAGCTTCAGGTAGCTCATGTTATTCCTCTTCGTAGTTGGGGAGTCGGGTGTCGAGCAGGGCTTTCAGGTTGTCGCCCTCTTCTTCGGGAGACATGGTCACGAACGGCAGCACGTCGATGACGCACTCGAAGCAAAGCTCCATGCCTGTCCATGAGTCGGTCAGCAGGCGGGTCTCGCACCCGCCGCAGTGGTCACAATCTTTCAGCAGCATGAGTCCGTACATGTTATTCCTCTCCGTAGATAATCTCGACGGCTGCCCGGTAGGCAGCCTCCAGCTGTTGGTCTTCGTTCTCGTAGTAGTCCATCACATCTTCCTCCCGTCAGCCCAGGTGACGATGGCCGCTGTACGGCCCACGTAGGCGTTGTATGCGACCGGAACCTCCCGGGCTAGCTCCGCCCGTTGTTCGGGCGTGAGGCGGTAGAACAGGGCGTCGAGAAGCTGGTCCTTGTGGTGCTGGCTGACGCCGTTGGAGTTGTTCATGCGTTCGTCCCTTCGATGTGTTCCTTGGCTGCGCGGACCAGGAACTCCAGCTGGTCCACGATATCTTCTGACTCGTCCACGGACCTGATCCAGGCGGTGGCGAACGGTACGCCCTTGGAGTCGAGCAGTTCGATCTTGTCGGTGAGCATCCAACGGCTGGTGCGGATTCTCACAGGATAGCTCCGTTCAGGATCGCTACGACGGTGTCGAACGAGAGCTTGACCCGCAGTAGCTCGTTGTCCTTGGTCAGGATGTGGGTGTTCTGCCCTGAGCCACGGTTGACCTGGCTGATGGCGTCGGTGTTGATTGCGAACTCTCCGGAGATACCGGGGAAGATGACGAACATGTCTAGCCTCTCTTAGCAGTAGAAGTGCTTGCGGCAGTAGCGGCTCGAACCATCATCACCAGAGTCGCTGCTGTTGGAATCGTCATGCCGACGATCGCTATTACTAGATGAACCATTACTACTTCCTCCGCTGTTGTCAGCGGCGTCTTGTTCGGTGCAGGGCGAGAACTCGCCACGCTCCAGGTGGTAGCGGCGATCTGCCGCAGGGGTATTGCTCTTCTTGACACCAGCCAGGTGTGCCCAGCACTCAGCGGAAACTTGAGCGTGGGCCGGGAAGGCCGGGGCCAGCATGACGCTGGCCCCGACCACCACAGCGAGCAGGAACGCTCTAGGCATTCACAAGCTCCCGACCCAGGACGGTCTCCAGCGCAGCGATCGTCGCGTTGTCGGAGGCTGCCATGTCTCCACGGATGACCCGATCGAACACACGCTCGACACGGCTCGAACCACGGACACTCTGCTCATGGTGAGCGTAGGTGTTGAAGGCCTGAACAGCACCGAAGGCGGTCCCGGTGAACTGAGACACCATAGGGCTGTTCTGGTAGAGCGCATCGACCGTGTTGCGTCGGTTCTCCGACTTGGTCTGAGCAGCCTTCGATGCCTCGTTATCGGCCTGCGGGATGATGATGTCCAGCACCTTGATCCAGTCGCGGCGGGTCAGTTCGACATC